ACCAGCGGGACACCCGACAAGATAGCCTCACCGTCAGCGCTGGACACATCCATAATCCATCCCGCCACATCACGCCATATCAGGCGAATAGTCGTCGTAGACCCATTCAGTTGAATATTAAACTGCTGATTATCAGGGGTTAGGGGGACTTCTACAGTGTTCATCCCAATAGGCCTCCCGTCTTACTGAGAATTGACTCGTTTACAGGCTTGGTTGTTTTATTGCCAGTATTGGTAACGCCAGACGTACTCACGCCCTGAGTCATATTCTTCTTATCAGCCACAGTAATTTCCTGCGTTTGGCTGATAAGCACCTCACGCAGGGTTAATACACACATCAGTACATTTTCGCTGGTGCGGTCTGTAGTGACTTCAATGCCTCGGATTAACATATTGGTGTATGTTTTCTTGCCCGTAATAACGTCAAACGGCTGGCGTGACTCCTGCAGCTCAAGGATTTGTTGATAGGTCTCTTGTGGGCTTAGGCCAATGCTCAAGCCGATTGAAGACGTATCTACCAAGTCTAATAGTGAGCCACCACCAGCAAAGCCACACTCCATTGTGACTTCACTTGGCCGTTTGTAAGCATGATCAGACACCGCCGCGCCGACTTCGACAGGGTGCTCAGTGATTTCCAACATATCCTGATGTTTCTCAGAAACAACGACGCTTGGCACAATCACGTCAATACTGCGGCTTTGCTGGCGAAATATTGCAGAAAGAATATCCATTACGAGTTACTCACTTGGTTTCTACGCAACATCTGCGCATTAGCGTTAACCTGCCGGCGCTCTACCTCTCCACCTACCTCGGCGGCATTTCCGCCATAGATGTGGTAGGTATTCTTTTGCTCGATGCTAGGAGTGGGCGCAGGGGTCATATTGCTCTTAACCCGAGGGATATAGTTGCGCGTTTCTTTCGGCATGAGTGCTAGACCATGCTTCTGAACGTTTCCGATCCCCCAGTTATATGATGCGAGCGCTTTATCCAAATCCCCTCCGTTCGCTTTTAAAAGTTGACTTAGATATTTAGCTGCCGCCTCTGCCGCCTTCTTGGGATTGAAAACATCTCTCTTAGAAAGCCCCATGTCTCTAGCAGTGCCATCCATAAATTGGAACATACCCTTGGCACCCGCTCGAGATACCGCGTTAGGGTTTCCGGCTGATTCAGTCTGAGCTACTCCGCGAAGCAATCCCATTGGCAGGTTATAGAGTTTTTCTAAACCCGCGAACATTCCGCCCATCTTATCCAGTAGTGGGCTGCCTCGATAACGACGAGCCGATTGCGCATGCTGTTCTGGTTCTGCTGACAAACGCCCAACCTGCGCGTATTGCTCTCGCTCTACAGGCGTCCCACCTAACCACTCAGGTATCCACGAATTAAGCTTGCTGTTTAAGTCATTATAAAAACCCAACGCAACTTCACGATGTCGGACTGCTGCCTCTGATACTTCAGGAAGCGCATCAGGCTGATCCTGCCCTTGTGACATCAACTGCTTGCCGATGGCGTAGGCTTCCTTCCAGTTGCCCTCTTTGATGGCGTTGAGAAGGTTGCCAATCATCGTCATCATCTTTCCGAACTCACCGAATTGCTTCGTTAAGTCCTCAATATCACCTTTAAGCGTCCAGTTTTTCAGGTTGATATTGAGAAGTTTGGCAATTTCAATGCCGACGCCTTTAATGGAGTCTTTTAAGTCTGTTAAACCTTTCAGCGCTGAGCCTATTTCAGATCCCCACTGCCCCCAGTCGATCAGACTTTTCCCGCCTTCCTTCCATGTTTTGTAATCGTCGTAGAGAAGCCCAAGCCCTACAACCAGTGATGTGATCATGCCGATAGGTGACATTAAGAAGGCGCTATTCAACAATCGCCAAGCTATCAGGACGGCACCGAGTATTTCTAAAAACTGTTTGCTCCCTGCATCGAGTTTCTTCCACCATTCGATAACCTCACCGGCACCTTGAATCACACGATATGCCATGCGACCAAATGCATCAGCCAGCCAAAGAATACCTTTGATGGTCTTGGTTAATGTCCCTTCTATTTTGGGGAAGTTATCCAGCAGATTTTTGCGTAGATTGTCGATGTCACCTGACAGCCCACCAGCCAGATTAGAACCAATTTTATCGCGTAGAATACCGAACAATCCGGTCAGCCCACGCATGGAGGTCATAAACTGGTTAGACTGTTCGGCTGCCCTCTCAGCGTTAAACCCTGTCTTTTGCAACATGGACTGATAATCAGCATTGAAACTACCAAGCCCGCGCCGCATAGCCATTAACGTGTTTTCATCAATACCCAGCATCTGCGCATACTGGTTAGCACGGTAGTAAGGCATCTTGCTGAGTTGCTGACCAACGCTCGTGAAGACAGCGGCCGTGTCCCGCATATTGCCTTGGGCGTCACGCGTCTGTATGCCTAAGCGATTTAGAAACCCTTCCGCGCCCGGGTTATTACGCATAAAGCGACTCAGGCTTTCGAGTGAGGATTTCGCGGCTTCTGCACTGCCGCCCGTTTGTGAGGCGGCATACCCCAACGCTTTAATGCCGGCAACACTGGCTCCGGTACGCTGAGCAGCCCAATAGAGATTATCGAGACCAATGGCGATTTGAGTTGTGAAACCATAAATGGATAGCGCGGCCCCTTCAACAACTGTCCCAAGCTTTAAGACGTTGGCTGTTACGCCTTTTAGGACGGCTTCAAACTTATTGGCACCGGCCTCATCAATATCAAACCCCAATGAGACCAGAAAGTCCTTGATGGTGTCAGCGCTCATTATCCTGTCTCCAGCGTTCTATTCTGGCATTGTTATCAGCCTTCATATCGATGTAATCGTTCATTAGCGCGATATCGTAAAGGTCAATATGGCCTGCCTTGATCTCGGCCATCGTGCACATACCCGCATCGACCGGGCGAAGAATGTAATCCTCTCCACCCGGCAACGTATCGAGCACTAAGCCGCTGGCTTGTCCTGCGTCTGAGCTTCTGGGAGTTCGCGCAAAAAATTTCCCAATGAATCGGCGACCACCCGCGCCACTAACTGAAGCATCGTAGGCAAGTCGATATCGTCAAAAGCCATCACGCCTTGACCAAATACCGGTACCCAGCCCTTCATATGCTGGCGAGATACCACGGAGAGACAAGGATAAATGATGGCGTTAGTGTCCTCGTCACTGAGATCAGAGGCGGCCTGCGCTATCTTAGGTAAGATGTCTTCCAGCACACCTTCCGTATCACCGGCCGCAAACTTACCTTGTACGGTACGAAAGTCAGAGACAACGCCAGCCAGCACAGGTAAGAGCTTTCGTGATACCTTCAATTGATCGAATACGCTCAGTTTCGCTGTTCGATACTGAATACCTTTAATTTCAAATTCCATTAGTTAGAACTCCCCAAGTAACTGGTCAACCTTGCCGCCATCGAATACCCACGCCACCGTGCCGCCGTCTTTGGCATTCTTCCAGTCAGGTTGTTTTTGGAAAGCGCAGGCACGGATAGTTGAGATGTCGCCCGACGCGGTGTTTCGAATAACAAACACGTTGTTACCCCATGTAGATGAGGATTGGCTCTGCGCGTTATATGCCAGAGATAACTTTTTATTGACCGGAGATGTTTTCAATAGCGTCACTGTCACGGTACCTGCCTTTCCCGCATGCAGGGAATGCATGACCTCACCATCGGCACCTACGGTCATGGTGTTTTTTGCTTCGGTCATGCTAACAGTGATGCCCTCTTCCGAGTTGGCGGAGCCATAACCAAGGTCAATAACGCCAGTCGGTCCCGTCATGGATGCTGTAACATCAAGAAATGAATAAGTAGACATTTATCGCTCCTTAGCGAACCACGTTGATCTGAACATCGGCGTAGTGAACAGCCCCCGCCAATTTACAAGCCACCTGAATCAGGGGAGCTTTACGCGCTTCGCGATCGGATTGCGCCTGCTGAGCCAAAGGTTGACCATAGACGTAATAACCCTTGGTTAGCGTGTCACCCGATGCTAGCTGCCCGATGGGGCCGCCGTTCCAAATACCAGAAGCAATCAAGCCGTTACTGACAGCCTGATCCATTGACTGCTCAACGTTCGTCAGTAGGCGAGTGACACCTGCGTCAGTCTGTGGAACTTTGGTTGTCGAGGTATAAAGGAGGTTATACAGATTGGTTTGTACGTAGTTTTGCAGCCAGTCCAGCCCGTGGCGCTCGTCGAAGAAATCACCGTTAGCCATGACACCTTGCTGCAAGATTGCGGTGTCATTGGCGTAATACACATAGACGTTAGCGTTTTTTGCATCGACTGCCGCGGCCTGATTAACCGTGAGTGTTTCATAACTCACCGTCGGCTCTTGCTTAAACTTCAGGGTAATAGTGGTGTTGTTACCCGTGAAATTAACGGTAAACGCACGACCGAACGCAGACAGCGCAGCGTATTTATTGCTGGTTGAATACTGAATGTAGGTGCGGGCGTATTTTCCTGCCTTAAGCTTAGAAGCCAGATCATCAGTTGATGTCGCGCTAATCGTCTTGGCATCAGAAGTGGTTACACCGAAAATACGGCTCAGGCTGGACGCTTCAATCGCAGTCGCCACCCCAAGTAAGTCATCATCAGACATGACCTCATCATCGGCAACGCCTAGTCCATACCAATTTGTAAACTGCAAACAGGCATTCACCGCCTCTAACAACTTCTCAGGCTCCCCTGACTCTGCAGACGCCAGCGTTTTCGCCCAGCGCCCGATATAAACCTGTGTCGGTTTAGGAGACTGTGCGAAAAACACCGCGGCTGCCTCATACTCTGGACTATCAGTGCCAAAGTCCCCGCCGATATCCTCTACAGAAGCGTATAAACGAATACGCTCAGAGACAGGGATCACCGTAGATGAACCCAGTATAAGTAATGAGCCAAAGTTTCGACCCGTGGCCGCCGTCGGCGACATGATCACATCAACGTTCACCACGTTGGATACAGGTAAGCCCTGTGCCATAGATTAATCTCCAAAAAAGGTTACTGATGCATCCACCAGCGATTTAATGCCGTATTCGCGAACAACTTTTCGACGCAAAGTGACCGTCATGTCATACCGTCGCACCCACTGCTTGTTAATTTGTTCAGGGAAGGGCGTGATCGCGCTGTACTCCTTCAGCGACAGACCTAGCGTGTTCAATTCAGTGTTATTTTGTTCAATAGATATTCCATCACGGAATATTGAGGCGAACTGCATCCCTGATGGGCCATAGAATGACGCCATGCACTCGAACTCTTCATGCCGCCACAACTGCGAGCCATCTTCCGTCTGCACAGCAAACGCCGGACTGCTATCAATGGGCCACCCTGTCACGCCAAAAGCACACCAGTTAGTTTCTACCGAGGGCATTGCAGGCTGATCTTTCTGCCAGCGAGCTCTAACCATTGTGTTGGGTAAACCAGAGACATTGCACATCCACCGGCTAAGCAATCGGTCAAGCGCCTGATCGTATGCAGGGCTATCACTGATGGGTCTTAACCAGCCAGCCTCTGTGCTTGTGTTATTGCTCAATTGGCGTCCCTCCATCAAACGGAAGAAGCTCACAGTGCGCCTGCACAAACCCAGCACCATAGGCGGTATAGGGATCGACAAATGTCACACGGTAATCACGATCCTGATACGTTACGATGTCAGCATCACGACCTGTTTGGCCTTGCGTTAATCGTTCAGTGGTCACAATCAAAATTGCCCCGCTGATAACCTGCCCTGACTGCATTCGTCGGTTCTCCAAAGAGCGGTCTACCGTAACCACACCAGAAAACTGCGCTTTCACTTCTTGGTTTATACCAAATCCGTCATCATCAACGGTCTGGAGTCTACGAGTTACCCATAGGTTGGTATCGCAAAAATCAGGATCAAACAGGACATCAGTCACATCAAGAGTTGGCATCTTTATCCCTCACTACGTGGGTTATCGCTCGGCGGTATTGCCCCGTGTCAATCAATGGGCGTGTATTGGCGTTATCTGGCGCGTTACCTGCCGCTCGACTCTCCAGTTCTGCTGCCGCACCTTTGCGCCCACGTCGTGCGCGTGCCGCTAACGTGCTATCCGCAAGTGGTGTAAATTCCGCAATTGTCATGTACCGCTTAACCCCGTTGACAGCTACCGTACCGGCCTGATTCAACGAGCGTTCTGCACTGGACATGTTTCCATCAAGTGCATGTTTCGCTGCCTCTTTTAGCAAGGGCACCGTTTGGCCTTCTGATGATTTCACTCCGGGTTGTAAGTGCGGACGAGGCGGGATATTTTGAGCGGGAGAGCCGTATTCGTTTAGATAACCGATCCCCGCATTGCCAAACGGCACATCCTCACGTTGGCTATCTTCCTCAGGGATACCCACCAGTACCTCTTTCTTTCCGATAGCCTTCAGCGCGTCGAGAATGGACTGAGCGGTATCCAAGCGAATTGAGACGCCACTTTTCATAACTGTCGCCCACCTGCACCGAACATCGTAATAAGCTGATAAAACTCGGCACCATAGCGCGTGTTATTCCAAAATCCCGCGTCAGGGTTAAGCGTCTGGCTGGTGTCATAGCTAACACTGACCTTATCGACTGATTTCGAGGCCTGCACGCCGTTGGTTGAACCGCCAGCGCCGCCGACGAGCATTGCCCGACTGTCAGCCGCCCACAACGCCATGTAATGGGCGACAAACAACTCTACAAAGTACGGAAACAGCGCTTTGCCTGTGACGCTCTCACTCAGCAGCACATCAGCCAGATTTAAACGAAACAGGATTTGTACTTCGGGGTATTTGGTAACATCGGCGAACTGGGGGAAGTCGCGGCGAAAATCACTTACTGTCGGTAGACTTTGATTTTTTGCCATCGGTATTTTCTCCGCCGACAAGGGATAACTCATCCAACTGCTTCTGCAAGCCGTCATTCAATACTTTGGCTTGCGCAAGCGCACCTTTCAGCTCTTCAATGAAGATTTCTTTTTCCGCGAGCTGTTTTTGCAGGTCTTCAACTAGCGGTTGTAGATCATCGATGCTAACGACAGATTTATCCGTAATCTCAGCGTGCTCCTTAGTGAACCAGTGTTCAGCAACACTCAAAGCCACATCGTGAAATCCTTTGGCAAACTGGCGCTTTTCACCATACGGAAAAAGTCAGCGTGAAAGGTGTATGAACGAGGATAGAAACCATTTTCTCTTTGGCCATTGTGGCAATCCTTTGGCCCCCATGTGGGGGCCGTCATCGTGATTAAATCCCGTCCACGTAGGACAGCGTTTCTTTATACACAGGCTCAACCGCACCCAATTTTCCGTAATAGGTCACAATCTGGTATAGACCGCGATACTGCACGGGGATGCTCTGCAGAGGAACAAGTGGGAAGCGGACATACTTTTTATCGTTGGTGTAGGCAACCATGCGATCCTTGCCACCAGCACCACGACCTTTCAGCCACTTAACCGCGCGGATATTCAGAGGAATACCGTTTTGATGATAAGTAATGGTGTTGGTCTGTAAGTAAGTCAGCAGTGACTGATTACCTGCAGAAGAAACGATGATGCTAGCCAACAATGCAAATTGCTCTGGCGGGATCAGCAAGTCTTGCGGAACGACGGAATAACCCGACGCAGCCCATGCGTGAGAAAGCACGGCGTTAATACTCTCGCGAATTTCATCCGGCGTCGAAGTGGCCCATGTTTTTGGTGCGTTGTTCAGTGCAACACCACCTAAGTTCACCAAGCCATTCAAGCCCAGAGAAGTATCGCCGATGTATACCTGCTCATCAGTATCCATATTCCACTTAAGCTGCATACCGTCGTACTTCTGGGTATCGATAGGGCGGCCCACTTGCTGCGCTGCCTGCAACTCAATGACTGTCCAACCCAGTTCCATACCCCAGAGGTTGACTGGATTGCCGGATTTAGTGATATCGACGTTCACACCCGCAATCGCAGTGGAGTCTTTACCGATCCAGTTTTTGCCGTTTGGGTTCGCCCCCGTGCCAGCAGCGCCAAATGTGGTGTTAGTCCAGCTTGAAATGTCATCTGCGATAGAAACATCTTCACGCAGTTGGATATCTCGGCTCCACGTATACCCAACTAATGGCAGGTTTAGTCCTTGGTCAAGACGTTCCAACTCGCCAATTAGAAAGGCACCTGAACCGTCTACAGTTGCCTGATCAAAAGTTAACATTCGTCTTTTCCTTAAATCTTCCAAGAAATCTCAGCGTTGCCTTCGGCATCGCCAGCACCCGTGAATTCTGCATTTGGCAGTACCACGTTTTTATCAGCCACAGCGGTGGACATGAACCCGCCTAATGGCACATTGATGGTGTCGTCTAGAGAAACCACCACATACACTGGGTCACCCTTTTTAATGGTGCTGGCATCAACGCTAGAGCCAAGGTTTACGGTCATGTAGCCACGCTTCATAACGTCGCCGGAGAAGTTCTTATCCGTACCCACTTGACGAACCATGTCAGGCTGAGAGGTCGTTGGATAAGGACGAACGTAAATCCCCTTTACCTTGTCGGCGGTATCACCATTCGCCAGAGGTACGAAAAATCCGTCTGCATCGTATTTGCCAGCCAGACCATAGGCTGCGAAGGCGTTAGCGGATTTAAGGATCACCGGTTCAACGGTCAAATCCTGAGGGCGTGAGATAGCCCCGGCAATGCCTACAGGCATCCGGTATAGATATGCTGTCATCGTTAATTATCCTTTGCGATTAGCCCAGAATTCGGCGTTAGCTTTGTTGAGGTCGGAAATGCTCGGTGTACCCAGTGGACTTTTGGCATCACCGGTTGTTGTGCGGGTGTTGCGGCCTTTTGCCAATTCAGAAACGGCGGTAAATACCAGTTCAACAGACTGTTTCGGTAACTTACGAATATCTGCATCACCGACGATCTGGCGGACAAGCGCTTTGTCTGCAGCGGCCAGTACTTCACGCTTAAATGCAGTCGGTTTCACCTTACGGGTGAGGTCAATACCGGGAATGATAACTTCAGCGCGATACGCAGAATCACCCGTGATGGTTGTAAGGTCTTCGTCCTCATCACCCGTTAGCTCTTTATTTTTATCGGGATCGTCCGAGTCAGTGGTTTGTCCCTCCAACTTGTCCAAGCGCATAATGATTGCTTTGGCCCACTCGGGCATATCTTCAGCATCGTCCCCCATTTTCGAACCACCAAGCTCGGGTTTTGCATCCGGTAGCGGCTGTTGCGGGGACAGGTTGATGTTGAGATTCACCCCCTGCGGAAGTTCTTCATTATCACCCGTCAATGATGCTGGAGCTGATCCCGCTAGTTCATTCAGAGTTTCCGAGTCGCCGGTTTTGATTGCACGCTGCATACGCGTCCACCAGCTTTGTTTTTGTGTTGTTGCCATCGTGTCTTTATCTCCAATTGCGCAACGTGAACCGGCTCTGCCTTTCGGGACAAAAGCCACATGATTTCCAGTGATTTCAACCTGCTCAGCTTTACCGGGCTCAGTTTGGTCGTACTCAGCATCGTAGCCACACGACACCTCACGCAATCCGTCCTCGATAAGTTGGATGGCGTATTCATCTTTGATGATCAGGTCTGCCAGCATAAGGTCTGACTGACTTCCCTCGCCGCGTCTGACGTTCTGCGTATGGCCAACAGCCAGCTCACGCCAGTTTGCGGGGGTAACGAACTGGACGTTACCGTCGGCGTCCTCGGGATGAAGTATTGTCAGGCTCATCCCCTCAAAGGAGGCAAGCGTGGCCGGATGGAATACCTGCTCAGGTGATCTGCTAACAACAATCTCACCTGCTTTGTCAGGCACCAACTTTGGCAAGTCCAGTGCGCTGTATAGCTGCTTACCCGTTCTGGCGATCGGTACGTCTTTGCATAACAACGAACCATCCGCTAAGCGATAACGCGTCTCACCGAGTCGGGTTTCGAAGAAATATTTCATTAGTTACCTGCCGGATCGCGGGCATAAAAAAAGCTGCTCAATGGCAGCATGGTGAATAGCAATAATTGTCAAAATAACGCCCTA